AGTTCGCACCCCACGCCCAAAGCCTGAAAGACTTCAAGGACGTGAAGGGACTCGCCAAAAGTTACCTCCATTTCCGTGGCACGGGCCCCGCTTATCCCACCGATCAATCCGCACCGGAGGACATCGCCCGCTTCCACTCCCTGGCGAAAGTCCCGGTCGAGGGAACACCCACCGCCTACGGCCTCCAGATCCCCGAGGGCATCGCCCCGGAGGAAAAGGGCATGTATGACCGCATCGCCGCCGCAGCGCACAAGGCACACGCGCCCGCGCCCGTCGTCGCCGCCATCGTCGCCGAGTATCAGGCAATCCAGAACGAGGTTGTCTCCGCCGAGCAGGAGCGCCTGGCAGGCGAGGAAAAGGCAGCGCAAGACCAGCTCGTCGCCAAGTGGGGCGGGAAGTTCGAGGAAAACTCCTCAATCGCCCGCCACCTCATCCAGACCATGGGGACATCCGCCGGCATCCCCGCCGATGATCCGTCACTTGCCGCCATCATCAACAACCCGGCCTTCGCCCAGATCGCCGTGGAGTTCGCCAAGCACACCCAGGAGGATCGCACCCGCCTTCCCGCAGGATTCGGCGACATCCGCAGCCCGCAGCAAAAGGCCAACGCCATCATGGACGGCTCCGATCCCGTCTGGGGCAAGAAATACACCCAAGGCACAGCCGAGGAAGCGCAGGCAGCCTACAACGAAGTTGCCCGCCTGCTCGCCGAGGCAAAGCAATGAAGATTTTCCCAACGGTGATCCCGAAGGCGACGGCCTAAGGCAAGCACCTCAACCGAGACCTAACCGAAGGAGGGTGCATCCTCTTAGGCTCTAGTCAATCAACCCCGCTACGTTGTCCGGCGTAAGAAAGGCGGAGGTTGGGAATCCAAAGCCCGTGTCTGAAAAGGCACGGGCTTTTTCGTATTGCCACCCCTTAAAGCGACAATTTCCACCGATTCCCGCAGATTCCAGAACGTCAGGCGCAAGCCCCGGATCACTTCGCAAGAAGCCCGGTAAGCGAAACGCCCGCCGAACGGAGCGCATCCGCCAGGAGACGGCCCACGTGTGTGGACTACCGGAACCGAATCAAGACCACCCCGATTCCATTCCAAAATCTACCACACACCACCACCATGATCCCCGATCATTTCACCATCCAATACGGCAAGAACTTTACCTCTGCCATCCAGCAATCCACCTCGCGTTTCCGCAAGGCCGCCATCGTTGAAACCGGTTGCACCGGTGAGGCGAAAACCCACAACCTCGATCTTCCCATTGAGGACAACGAATCCACCGGCGAGCGCATTGCCAAGACCGTTCTCCAGGAGATCGATACCGATAAGCGCTGGAACCGCCCGCGCAAGTTCGACCTCGCCACCCCGGACATCCCGTTCGATGAAAAGCTCCTTGCCCCGACCATCCTTCCGGGCGGCAAGCACATCATGTCCCACCGCGCCGCCTACGAGCGCCGCTTGGACAAGGTGTTTGTCGAAGGTCTCTTCGGAACCAACTACAAGGGCAAGGATGGCGTCACCGCCGCCAACATCCCCTCCGCCAATACCATCGAGGTTGATTACGTCGCATCCGGCTCCCCTGCCGATTCCTCGCTGATCGTGGACAAGATCATCCATGCCAAGACCATCCTCCGGAACAACGAGGCATTCGGTGACGACGCCATGGCACGCGGAATCCAGCTTTGGGGCGCGATGACCCCCGGCATGGAGGAGGCGCTTCTGTTCCTCGCCAACGCCAGCAACGGCTCCGCCGCCAACCGCCTCTTCTCCCGCGACTTCATGCCGCCGGTGCTCGATGCGAACGGCAACATCTCCAGCTTCCTCGGAATCAACTGGATCCGCTCGACCCAGCTCCCCGTCGATGAGTCCGACGCCACCATCCAATTCGCCGGAATCTGGACTTCCGACGCGGTGCACCTGGACATCTGGCAGGACATCAAGACGGACGTTTCCACCCGGAACGACCTCAAGAACATCACCCAGTTCTTCAGCCAATACGCCTTCAACGCCTGCCGCTCGCAGGACGAGAAGGTCGTGAAACTCGCCTGCAAAATCGCCAGCTAACAATCAACAGGGGGGCGGGTGAAAGCCCGCTCCCCGACTTCCCAAAAGAACCAAGACCATGCCAAACTTCAAATCCGACCTAGTCACCGCCCGCGAATCCCTGAACTACTCCGACAAGGCTGCCGTTGACGGCATCCGCACCGGAGCCGGGATACTGCTGGCCACCGCCACCATCACCCTCGCAGGAACCGAAGCCGCAGCCGACACCCTGCAACTTCTCGACCTTCCTCCGGGTTGCGAAATCGTCCCTCAACTGTCGCATGTCACATGCTCGGCTGATCCGGGAACCACCCTCACCCTCGACATCGGGGATGCCGCCAATGCCGACGCTTACGCCGACGGCATTGTCCTCTCCGCCGGCGGTCAGGTGGGATTCTGTTCCGCAACCATTCCAGCCGCCATGGCTGCACCGGTTCTCACCACGGAACTCACCCGCATCTTTGCGACCGTCGCCAGCGCTGACACGCTTACGGCTGCCGTGAAGCTGATCTTCACCATCGCCTACCGCATCAAAGGCTAACCGATCTCCTGGGTTACATTCGGTTGGCAGCCCTCGTCCGGATCCGTCGGGGCGGGGGCTGTTTTTTTGAAACCCATTCACCACCATGCCACTCACAAGCAAGACCGACATTTGCAACCTCGCCCTCGCCGAGCTGGGCGCACGGCGCATCTCCTCATACGAGAGTGATACCACGGTCGAGGCCAAGGCCTGCCGCCTGCACCTCGATCATGTCATCGACACCCTGCTTGAGCGGCACCAGTGGAACCACGCGACCAAGGCCGCGAACCTTTCCAAACTCCTCACCGTCCCGAACGCCGAATGGACGGAAGCCTACCAGCTCCCGGGAGACTTCATCCGCCTGATCCGCGTTTCCGTCGGCACCGCCCTGAACTCGCTCCAGAACTTCGCCCTCGAAGGCCGGAACATCCTCACAATCGGATCGGGCGACACCCTGCCCATCCTCTACGTCTCCAACGACATCCCCGTCGCGCAGTGGTCCCCGCTGTTCATCGATGCAGTCGTTTACAAGCTCGCCGCCAAGATCGCGGGTGACGTCACCCAAAACCCATCCCTCGCCGATTCCGCGCTCAACAAGCTCGAATCCCTCGCCCTCCCCGTCGCGCAGACCGCCGACGCCAGGCAGACCCTTTCCGGCGAGAACTTCACCCCGGCACACATGGCCTCACAGTCCAGCCTTGTCGCCGCCCGCTTCAACACCGGCGGCATCGCCTCCTACGCACCGACACCGCCCCCATGATGCACTCCATCACGCTTTCTTTCAACGGCGGGGAAGTCACCCCGTATCTCTCCTATCTCACGAACTTCGTGAAACACGCGAGTTCATGCTCTCTCATGGAGAACTTCCTCCCCATGCCGTTCGGGGGATTCCGGAAACGTCCCGGCACCCTATGGCTCACGGAACTTCCCGACAACCCGCGCATCGAGGTTTTCACTTTCTCCGACGGCACCAGCAATGTCTTCGTCTTCCATGCAGCCGGGATCATCATCCTCGCCACCGACGGCGATGAGATCGACACCATTGCGAAAACGATCCCGGATCCATTCCGCCTCCAGTTCTCCCAGATCAACGACATCATCGACATCGTTTCCCCGGACTTCCACCCCTGCCGCGTATCCTCCGCCGATGGCATCACCTGGACGCTGGACGAAACCGTCTTCGATTACCCGCCCCTCCTGGACGAGAACACGGACGAAACCCACACCCTCGCCGTCCCCGGATCCGGCACCGTAGCCCCGGCAGCGTCCTTCACCCTCACATCCTCCGCTTCCCTTTTCGAAGCAGGCCATGTCGGCGCAATTTTCAAGATCGCCAAGAAACGCCCTGCGGACGATTACGAGCGATCGCTCAAAGCCATCAACGCCACCACCAGCACAGCCCTCGAAGTGACCGGCCTGGCGTATTTCTCCACCTCCTCGACATCCGGAGGATGGACAGGCGACTTCACCGTCCAGAAAAGCCCCGACGGAACCACCTGGACGGACGAGCGGGTATTCACGGCAGCGGGCGACCGCAATATCCCCGTCACCGAGATCGATGTTGGCAGCGGCTTCACGTTCCTACGCATCAAATACGACGGAACCACCGCCACCGCATCACGCGGCATCCTCGCCGCCGCCAGCGCTTTCGTTTCCGGACTCGCCAGGATCACCGCCGTTGCTTCCGGGACATCCGCCACAGCAACCGCCCTCACCCGGCTTCCTGTCACCACAACGAGCTACTGGACGGAGGGAGCGTTTTCCACCCACCAGGGATTCCCCCTCGCCATCGCCCTGCACGACCGGCGCCGGGTCTTCGCCGGGACAGCCCTCCGCCCCATGTCGATCTGGGCATCCGCAAACGACGACCTCAACAACTTCCTCCAAGGCACCGCCGCCGACGAAGGATTTTACCGCACCCTTGCCGCCACCAGGCAATCCCCGATCCGATGGCTCGCCTCTCAACGCCGCTTGTTCGTGGGAACAGTGGAAGGGGAATGGGTGATCGGTGCCGACACCGACAGCCCGATTTCCCCGGAAAGTTTCCTCGCCCGGGAATACACCCGCTTCGGCTCGAACACCGTCCCGGCCATCCCTGTCAATGATTCCATCTACTTCATCGAAAGGCAGGGCCTCCGCCTCCGCGAGCTCGCCTACGTCCTCGAGCGCGAATCCTTCGACGCCGCAGACCTCACCCGGCTTGCGGAGCATATCGCCGTTTCCGGCATCACCCAGATGGCCTTCCAGCACTCCCGCGAGCCGTTCCTCTGGGTCTGCACCAATTCCGGAACGCTCCTCGCCTTCGCCTACAACCGCCGCGAGGACATCGCCGGATGGAGCAGGCACACCACCCTTTCCGGAAAATTCACCTCCGTTGCCGTCCTCCGCAACGATTCCGACGACGACGACGTTTTCCTCGCCGTCCGCCGCATCCCCGAGGGAGGGGACGAGGGAGACTCCGTTTTCCACCTGGAGAAATTCGCACCCTCCCAGCAGCGCATCCTTGAGGAAGGGGACTTCGACGGAATGCACTATGTGGATTCCGGAGTGAATGCAGCCACCTCCGGAGGGGACAACACCCTCACCGTCCCCGATCACCTCGAAGGGGCGCAGCTCAATGTCCTCGCCAACGGCATATCCTACGAGCGCTTTGTCCTCACCTCCGCCTTCGATCTCCCCGTGGCCTGCAGCAACGCACACGCCGGCCTCCCCGTCACATCCATCCTCACCACCCTCCCGCTGGATGTTCAGGTCGAGAACGGAACGTCCCACAGCCGCAGGAAACGGGCGCAGGAACTCAAATTGAACGTCTTCCAATCCTTCGGAGGCTCCTACACCTACGACAGCCAGACGGAAGTCATCAACTACACCACCACCGGCGACAACACCGACGACTCCCCCACCCTCCGCACCGCCTGGATTCCCACCATCCTCCCGCCCGCGCACATGGAAGACCTCACATTTTCCATCCGGCACACCGAGCCTTATCCGTTCCTCTGCCGCGCCGCCATCGTTTCCTGGACTCTCCATGAGCCATGATCACCCTCCGCACCATTGCAATCGATCCGCACGACGGCCGCATCACCGCCGCGGACTATGCCCTTGTCGAAAAATGGTGGAAATCCCGCGCCTCCGAGGCACCGCCCCGCAACGTCCTGCCCACCCTTGGCGTGATTTCCTCCCATCGTGATACGCCGATGGCAGCGGTTTTCGCCTACCTCGATGCCACCGGATCCGGCATTGCCCTCCCTGCATGGCACATCACCGACCCAAACGCACATCCTCGCCATGCAGGCCGATCGCTCAAAAAGGCCATCGACTTCCTGCATGCTGAATGCGCCCGCCTGAATTATTGGCTCGCCTGGACGACCGTAGCGAATCCATCCCTCATCTCCTACCTGGAGGTAACCGGTTACCAAGCCGCCGAGTCCGGGCTCACCCATCTCTTCCGTCCTTTGCCACCCCTTAAACCGGACACCGCCCCGGAAACAGCCCATCCTTCGCATCCATGGGAGCCGGTATCCTAGCATTCGCATCACTCGCCACCACCCTTGTCTCCACAGGCGTGGCTATCTACGGCCAGAACCAGCAGGCGAAAAGCGCAGTCGAGGCCGCGAAATACAACAATCAGCTCGCCCAGGCCGAAGCCACCAACCTCGCCAACGAATCCCGGGAAGCACAGACCCGCGAGCGCCAGCAGAACCGGCAGCAGATGGCACGGCTCCGCCTTTCCCTCGGCCAGCAGGGAACCCAGAACAGCAGCGGGACACCCCTCGCCATCATCGGCGAATCCCAGCAGAACCTTTCCCTTGGCATCGCAGACGCCGCCCGCCGAACCGACATGCAGACCGCAG